CCGGCCAATCCATGTTCTTGATGAACAGATCGCCCGCGACCGTCCAGAGCTGCGGGTTGGACTGGAGGATGGTCGCCATCGCGTCCATGGACTCCTGCCGCTTGGTCATGTAGCTCGGGCCGGTCGTGACCATCACGTCATACAGACCGACATTTGGATTGTAGATCTTGTCGATGGTCTCGCCCGTGATCGGATCCTTGATAATCCGCACCGGCTCGGGCTGGCTCGGGTTAATCTTGACCATCCCGACTTCGCCGTCGATACCCACGATCCGCGCGACGCGCTGGGTGTCGTAGATCTTCGGGATAAGGTCGACCATCTGCCGCGTGATATAGCGCACCGCGCGGCTCATGTTGTCTACATAATGGAAGGTTGACGTGTCGCCCTGCCGCTCGCGTGCCAATATAGCACGACCCGTTCTTTCGTTACTGGTCGCACCAATTGAACTGTCGTATTGACCCGTTGTCGATTTAATGTCTTCGCCAGCACCCATTTTCGCTTGTATGAGGCCGGTTTGCGCCAGAGGCGGCTGAGCGCGCTCGGGCAGCGGCAGAGGGCTTCCAGCTCCGTCAGTAACATCCGGGTTGACCTCCAGATACGGCCAGTTGTTCGTATTGGCCGTCTTCCACTGCATCTCATAGCCTTCGAACTGGCCGCCGTAGCCAATGAAGGGCGCTTTCGGGGCCAGCGCAAGCATTTCTGCTTCCTGACTGACCCAGTAGTTATACATGCGCTGCGCGTCCTTCGCGTTGCGCACCAGACCGGAGATGTAAAGCTGGCCGTCGACCTCGAACTCGTTGCCGATGACGCGGACGACCGGGATCCATTTGCCCGCCCAATCCCGCTCTTCGAGGATCTCGTAACCGTTGGTCTTGACCCATTTCACCTGCCGGCGGTCGCTCTGCCGGCTGCGCAGCGGCTTGCCATAGGCTGACTTTAGCCGCTTGTCCTCCGGCGTGCCGTCGAATGCCGTGATGTTGTCCGGGTAAAGGTTCAGCGTCGCCTTTTTATGCTCGACGTAGAAATACTCCGCGATGCGGATGGTCTCCTGCGTCAGCCACATGCTCAGCGACTGGTCGCCGACGCCCTGCGCCATCATCGTCGAGATCGGCGTCGCGTCCGGGTATAGCCGCTCATATTCCGACTTGGCGATGTCTTCCGTGATAAAGCACCATTCCGCGTCCGACCCGCACGGATCCTGAATCATCGGGTCCATGTAGACGCTGAAACTGTTCCTGACCCGGACAATTTTAATGTCTTGATCGAACGAGTCCTCGCGGCAATATTCCGTTATCAGGCGGATATAGCCTTCGCCGTATGTGACCTGATTGTCGCAGGCCGTGTCATAGGCCACGTCCGCGTCGGACAAATACTCGATATGCTTGATGATGCCGTCGAACACCTCGGCGACCGCCGGGTCCGCGTTCTCGTCGGCCGGGATGACCTTGCCCTGCGGCCGGTTCTGCCGCTGCTCGTTAGTCACGAGCCGGACGTGCTGCGGCAGCTTGTTGATCGTCAGGCATGGCCGCGCGTTGATCGTCTGCCCCTGCACCGAGCCGCGCGTCGCCAGCACGTCCGCCGGCCACTGCCACTGGTTGTCCGGCGAGCCCGCCATGAACCGCAGATCGTCCAGCTCGTCCTCGCGGGTGTCGCTGTAGGCGGACATCGCCACGGTAAAGCGGTGCCGCAGCGTCGACAGGCGGTCGTCGCCCTCGTCGGCGCTGGCTACCTTGCCGGCGTCCCTGACATCACTTGCAGCCACTGGACTTGCCTTTCATCGCCGGCTTCTTTGCCGCCGCGCGCTTGGTCGAGTAGGCAATCGCAACTGCCTGTTTCTGCGGCTTTCCAGCCTTCATCTCAGCCTTTACGTTCTTACGGAAGGCTTCTTTGCTGGTGCTTTTGACTAGAGGCATGTTATGTCACCGTATGTAAGATTGCAAAGTTAAGGCGGATTGATTCAGAATAGGCGTTGTTCGTTACGTTCTTAATCTCAATGTAAAAAAACCCATCGTCAATAGATGTTATAAATACGTTATAGGCCCCGTTTGTGCCGCCCGTTGCAGGGCTGACAATTACCACATCTTTAGAAGATACAACGTTATTGTTTACTTTAAACAGCGCGTTAGCACTAGGCGCAAGTTGTGAATTAGCCGTAATGATTTGGCCTGACGATGCGTTGACCGTCACCGCTGTTGTCTTGTTGTTCTGCTGCGTCACATTTCCATATGCGCCGGCCGCATACCCGATCTGCCCTGTTGACAGGATATTAGTGGCCGATACAGTCGTTGCGCCAATAATATCTTGATCTTCATAAGCGACACCGATTGGCTTAGTATTCGCCATTACTTCTTCCTCGTCTTGGCGGACTGCTTGAACGCCTTGGCGGTCGGTGCGCCTGCTACGCCCGGCTTGCGCATCTTCTCGCCCGAGCCGGCCTTGATGCGCGCCCGTTTGGCGTGGATTGCAGCATACAATCCGGGGCTTCCGGGTTTCTTTACGGGCATTTCCATCTCCTGAGGCTAGCCTTGGCCCGTTCGCCATTTTTAGCCTTAGCCGCTACGGCGGACATTCTCGCACAAAATGACGCCTTCCGGCCCTTGTCAGCCTCAGTCTTGGGGTTAGGGGCCGGAGCCTTCAGCTTGCTCCCCGTCGCCGCGTTATACCGCGCCCTGCCCTTCGCGGTCAGGCCAGCGCCCGCCTTGGTGGACAGCTTCTCACCACGGCCAACAGATAAGGAAACAGATTTTCTAGCCATCAAGAGGCCATCCAACCGGAGGAAATCGCCCCACCATAACTGACCCGGCGTCTGTTGTCCATCGGCCGCGCCTCGCGGTGCGCCACGGGGTATGCGAATGTTATGGCGATAGCGTCGGCCGCATCTGGTGAGGCCAGCCCCCGCGCCTTCATGTCCTTCTTGCTCTCCAGAAAGATCGTGCCTTTGCTGTCAGGCTTCATCATCGGCCCGGTCAGGTCGGACTTCAAGAAGCGGTCCTTCGGGATCGAGGCCGTCTTCAGCCACTCCTTCATCGCGCCCCACATCTCAGCCCGCTTGTTGCCATACATCAACGGTTTGACGGACTTCTGGCCGAAGTTCACCCCGCGCACCTTGTAGCGCTGCTCCTTCAGACGGTCGACGACGCCCGCGCCCAGCCCGCCCTCGTCGATGACTACAAGGGCTGGCCGGAACTCTTCTATTGCGTCGATGACGCGCCCCACCACCTCCATGGTGTCGTCGCCCCGGTAGCGCCGGATCGCGATGATGTCGCGTCCCTGCCTTACCGCGATGACCGTCGCATCCGCCCCGAACCGCGCCGGGTCCACCCCGACCACAATCGGCGCGGACGGATCCTTTGATGGCGCTCTTGCCATGGCTTCTTCAGCGAGCATGGATCCAATGAACTGATCGTCTGAGGCGTTGGGGAACTCTCCGTAGACCTCGACGTGGGCCGCGCTGCTGTCAGGACCGTATTCGTCGATAATCTGCTGATAAACGGCCTTGTCAGTTCCCTCCACGCTTCGGGCGTCAACAGTCTTGGTTCGCCAGAACTCTCGCTTGGAGTTGAAGCATTCGTAGAAATATCCTGAGTTGCGCCGGGGGTTGCTGAAAGCAAGCCAAAAGCGATTAGGAGTATTTTCCGTAAAGAAGCCTGCCGCCACGGACCAGATCGCATCGTCAATACCACTCGCCTCGTCGAATACGAGCATGACGCCCGCGAAGTTATGCACGCCCGCGTAGGCGTCAGGATTCTCCGCCGACCACAGCCGCCCCTCGACGCCCCAGTAGCGCGTGCCGAGCTTCAGATCGCGCTCTACGAGTTCTGCGATCCACTTGGCAGGGAGGACGCGGGTCGCGCTTACCTCGAACCAGTGGCTGTGCAAAGCCATGCTGAGCCACTTCGTAATCTCCGCCCATGTGACGCTGCGTAGCTGCGCTTCCGAGTTGGCCGACACGATGGTCGTCGACCCGATCCGGGTCGTCAGCATCCAGATAACGAGCCATGAGACGAGGGCAGACTTACCAATACCGCGCCCGGATGACGTGGCCATCCTGAAGGTTTCAAAGTCCACACGCCCGCCGTTGGCCTTGATGTGGTCCCGCAGCTCGATCAGCACCTCGCGCTGCCATTTGCGTGGGCCGCTGTGGCCCT